TTTCAATAGTGCCGGTATTTACAAGTTTGACAGCATCCCCGTAGTAGATCTGGGTATTGTACGCACTGGCAATACTGATGTGGCGAATGGAGTCACTCCACGAACCACTACCAATCAAGCCAATCGGACGAAACCCATATGGCGTTGCAGTCGTAGCCATATTGTTCTCCTCCTAAAGGATTCGAGTTTAAACCAGACACCAGCCTACGTTGGCTTGGTGCCCCCTCCGAAAGTCACTCTCGTGCTTGACTCATTGAGCTTCGGCATACGAGGGTCAGACTCCCGCATATAGTTTTGATCCACAGAATCCATTTGCTTCTGAGACATGTCCTTGTAATACTTCTTTCTGGCTTCCACGTTCTCTGTTGAGGTCTTACAGAGAAGCAAACCGCCAATCTCTATATTCCCTTTGAACGTACTATTCCGATCTGAAACAAGCATTAGCTCTGGATGGTCTTCAGCCCGACAAGGCTCCCAGCCTTCCCGAAACCGCTTGGATACATTTACATTATCAGCGGTGCCAAGAATACCAGTCCGAATCCACCGAAAGACATAACCGTCCTGCGGCGTTGGATCAGGCAAAACCTGTGGCGGTTCCCAAGACTTCTCACGCTCGGAAGCTGCTCTGGTTTCTGTGTCTCTAGGTTTGCGCTCTGTCGCCTGCGTATCAGCCATTGCCCATCTCCTTCACAAGCTGCTGTGCGTATTGTTCTGGCGTTAACCCAAGTTTGCGAGCGAGCGTAACTTGGGAACTGGTCAACTCCACTTTGCGGCTCTTACCACCGCCCCTTCTGGCGGGGGCAACAACCGGAGTTTTTCGGGAAGTCGGAGCATCACCAGTGTCTGCTACCTTCCCAAAACGATCTGGAAACTGTTTGTTCAGGGCTTCATCTATATGTTGATAATATTCAGAATTACCACGCGGGTCGAATCCCTGCTTCACTAATTTTTCATGCAGCCCAATAGCATATCCAGTCAACTCCTCATAACCCGGCTGCTGGAACCACCCATTCCTCTTTAGCCAATTCACTGCTAATGGATCAGGCGGAGGCACCTCTTGCTGCTGCTGTATCGGTTGCTGCTGCTGCTGTTGTTGCTGTTGCTGTTGCTGTTGCGCCGGTGGCGGCGCAGCATACATATACTGTGACCGTTCTGCGTGAAGCCTTGACAACTCACTTTGAGCTTCAGTGATATTATCGGCATCACCCGCTTCATATGCCTCTCGATAACGGCGCTTGGCCCCATCAATCTCCGCATCAGTCTTGGCGGAAACCTGATCATAGAGCAGTCTGCGCTGATCCATTAACTGGGTTTTAAGAGTTTCGTTTTCTCCTTGAACAGATTGAGCATACCGAACTGCTTCCGTATTTTCTCTTACTGCCCTTTCCTTGCCGCGTCTTTCCTCATTCCATTCATAACGCAGCTTATCTATACGCTTGCGGATACGTTGGCTGAACTGAGACTCATCCAGATCATCCGCCTCATCATCCGCCTCCACTCGGACGGGACGATTTTTATCATCCTCCGGGGTATCATCAACAACACTTACTTCAACGTCATCAACGTCGCCCAAAATTTCCTTTGGGTCAGAAGCAACTGCCTCCAGATCAGGCTCTTGGATCACAGTATCTCTAGCTGTATCACTCATAGCCTTTTCACTCCCCGTGGGTCATCAATAACAGCTTCGGGAACATCATCGTTAATTAACCGAAGCTCCTGACCATGAATAAGGAAACCACGACCTGAGTATGCAGGGATCATAACCCAGTCCCCTTCCTTGCAGAAAGGGCCGCTGGGGAATCGCTTCTTATCTCCATACGCATCAGGCCCCATTCGCAAGACCATTCCTGCAATACTGGCAGTATGCTCTCTATCCCTTAACTCTTCTGGGACGTACACACCGCCTTCCGTCTTGTCTTCCTTTTCAGGCATAGCAATTAAAAGTTTCCATCCACAGGGGCGTGGGAGTTGTGATGCCTTCCTCTTCTTCTCTAAATCAATAACTGTGTTATCTGACATAATATCCTCTTGCACGTTTTTGCCATTGGCGGGGTTGACGGACCCCTGCTCGCGGTTAAAGAGACACGGACTCTATCGACACTCACTCTTCTCCTTTCGTCATCGTCTCGACCAAATCAAGAAGCTCACGCTCTGCGAGCGCGAGCCCGTTAATAGTACCAACCATATTCTGATACTCTGAAAAATCCTTGGCCCCACCAGTAGATATTGTATCTGCGAGATCATTCATCCGCTCACGCAGCTTCTTCTGGTATGCCTCAAATAAATGTTCTTCGGCCAATAGTTATTGTCCCACTTTCTTCTCGCTGTCCATCAACGCCTTTCCTGCGTCCCTAACAATCTTGGCTCTTTCCAGCGTATCCTTTTTGTTGATCTCATCCTGCTTCTGATCCATCTCCTGCTGATCCTTGGCAACTTCGATACCAAGACGCATGGCGTCAATTTCAGCCTGCGTATTAATCCTCTTGGTCTCTGTCTCCTGCCGCATTTCCGCCTTGGCCATGTCGCTGACAACACGAGTCTTATCGGCTGTAGTTTTACGCTCCAAATCCTGTGCCCGCAATTGTAGCTCTGCCTGTTGCATCTGGATATTAGGATCTTGTAATTGTTCCTGCACCTTCTTCTGCTGCTCTTCCGCGATATCCTTGTTGTACAACCTTTGCGCCGCTTGTGCGACAAGACCAGACAGTTTGATCTCCAGTTCTTCAGGCATCTCCTCGCCCGGAGGCGGCAGTTCGATACCAAGTTGCTGCTCTATTTCCTTACGGTACTGGAACCCAAGATGCTCCTGCACATGAGAAGCCATCGCTGCTGCAATGGTCTGCGCCATCGGGCTTTGAGACACAAGCTGCTGGATCTTCGGATCTTTAATGGCCATCATATGAACCTGAATATGGGCCTCATGATCCTGATAAAGAAACGCCTTGAGCGGCTTGCCGTTAAGAACATCCATATTCTCGGTAACCGGATCGCGGGGCTTCATGTTCTTGCTTAACGGAATAATCTTATCCGCATCCTTGATGCCAAGAACATCTAGCATCTGCCTGTGTAACTCCGGCAGATCATACATCTGCGGGGCCTGCTGGCTTAACGCCAGCGCCGCCTGATACTGCATGATACGCTGGCTCATGGTGGAAGCATTAGGATCACTAACGGGGATAACATCCACCCGCTCATCGAAATCTTCCGACTTCAGAGCTTCTTCATCCACATCGTATTCATAGCCCTCGTCCGGCGCATGGTCCTTCACAAGGTTAGCAATCAGAATAAACTCCCGCTTCATCGCCGCATGGAGCCGCGCCTGTATAGCAGACATCACCTTCATGCTGCGCTCGATCAACGCAAGCGTTGTACCGACAGGAGCATCCTGCTTCATGTCAGCCAGCTTCAGATCAGTGATCGACGCGAACCTTCTCCCCTCCTCCACAATCTCCGTCAACATGGTATGCAGAACATTCGACGGTTCTTTGTACGGAAGGAAAGTGATGTTGTCCTTGATCGCCCCTCCGGGGACATCCACGTCCCTGAACTCACCGGGCATAATGGGAGAATCATCCCCCTTGATTCTCAGTCCCCTCGCCTTCAGACCTCCGGGCAAATTAGCCAAAGTGCCTGCGTCAACAAGCTGACGTGTCAGCGATGTTGCCGTCTTGGCGATACCCCCAATAAGATGAATAAGACCAAATCCATAAAAGCCCAGACCCGGCATATACTGGTAATGAACAAAATGGATTCTCTTCGTGCGAAGAGGATCGTCTTCATACCAATTGCGCCTTATCGCCAGTACCTGATTTGACCCTCTGGCAATAGTGACAACATAAGGCAACGCTATCTCAGTAGACTCACCGCTGTCATCGGTATCCTCAAAACCATCAAGATCCAGATTAACGTGCATCTCGATGAGGACATGACGATCATCATTATCATAAGTAGGGCTCTCTCCCTCCAGTTCGTCATACTTCTCCTGTATGCTGGAAGGGAAGTCAGGGGAAGAAAGAATATCTATATCCCGATAAAGTCCCACTACCTGTAGCTTGCGAATTTCGTTCTTTGATTTCCGCATAATATGGGTGTAGCGTTCCGCCGTAAGCAGATCGGATGCCCCATAGGAAACAACAAAGTCTTCCACCGGAACAAAATGAGCACATACCCGATCCATCGTAGGATCGTGGTACACCTTCTTAAACGCACTCCCGGCCAGCGGCAGACTGAAAAGCAACTGCTCCATCTCAGGACGAAACTCTGACATCTTCTCAGTCAGAAGATAATTCATATACTCCTGAATCCGGGTGGCCTGCTTCTCCTTCTTATCTGTAATCTCTCCGATAATCTTGGTTTTGACAGGACCGCTGGAAGGAAAAATTTCCATAACTGCCTGTGACTGAAACCGCACGACGGCCTCTGTCAGAATGGGATGGTGAACCCCACAGGCTCCCGGCCACGGCGTGGTCCTGTCTTCTGGCTTTAACCCCAGCAGATCCAACCCCTTTACATAGGTTTTCTCCCAGTCGGCACGGGAAGTCCTATCGCTTTCATATTCCCCAACAAGTTTGGAAGATAATTTTTGCAAACATTCAGTGTCACAAAATTCCGCCAGATTAGCATCGTGCGCCGCAGCGCCTCCATCCTCCTCAGCCCCCGGATGTAACTCAATAACAACACCGCCGTCCTCCGTCTCCACCGAGACTGATTCCGGGTTCACTACAGTGATTTCAATAGCGCCTTCTTGTGCATCAGGATCAAGCTCGGAAATTTCTCCCGGCTTATCCCGGCGTGTCGGAGCCTGCGCTATCGCCTTTTCTATTGCCATAGGAGAGTAGCCTTACGCCTTCTTCTTCTTGAAGCCGTAGGTGCCCTTTTTCTTTCTGGTGGCGAGAGCAACCTTGCGCCGCTTCGCTAATGACATTTTCTTTTTCCCGTACTTCG